TCCTAACTTATATCACTCAATTAAGTCAACTCATGAGTTTGTGGAAGAATATCAAGCAGACCAAATGTCAAACGCCGTTGCTGGGTTTACAACCACATCCAAAACACGCCCCTTAATCGTAGCAAAGATGGAAGAATTCATTAGAAACAATCTAATTAAGATATATTCTTCCAGGCTTTTAGCTGAAATGAAGACTTTTGTCTGGAACAATGGAAGAGCCGAAGCGATGAGATCATATAATGATGACTTAATTATGTCTTTTGCTGTGGGATGCTGGGTGAGAGACACTGCCCTGTCTGCAAACCAAAGAGACGCTGAATATGCAAAAGCGTTTATTGGTTCGATAACGAAAAACACCAACGAACTCGATACGAGGATAAATGGTATGATTGGTACAAAAAATATGAAAATGAAAGAACAATTTAACAAACAAACACAAGCACATCAAGACTTTCCGTGGTTGTTTAAAGGATAAATAGCATGGCAAACAAAACGAAAAACAATACAAGAAACCCGCAAAGTATATTATTCAGAAGATTGACAAAACTTCTGTCTGGACCACTAACGCAATATAGGACCCAGAACAGTCACCGACTGAGAAGAATAGATTTAGACAAATACGCAAACAAGTTCAGCTCCGCCTCAGGCCGCGACTTTAAGAAGACCGCGTATAACCCTTACGACAATCTGCAAGCGCAATATATGGCTTCTCAGCAAAGGGCAGAGAGGTATGTAGACTTCGACCAGATGGAGTACACGCCAGAGATTGCATCAGCTCTAGACATTTATGCGGATGAGATGACTACATATTCAGCGCTAACACCCATGTTGAGTGTCGAATGTGACAACGAAGAAATCAAAGCTATCTTGGAGTCGCTATACGCAAATGTCCTGAACATTGAACACAACCTGTTTTCATGGTGTCGAACAATGTGCAAGTATGGTGACTTCTTTTTGTACCTCGACGTCGACGACAAGCTAGGAATAACTTCCGTCATCGGACTGCCCACGAGAGAGGTAGAGAGACTAGAGGGAGAAGACACGACAAACCCAAACTACATACAATATCAGTGGAACTCGGCAGGCCTGACTTTTGAAAATTGGCAAGTTGGTCACTTTCGGGTTTTAGGGCAAGACAAATACAATCCATATGGAACATCTGTTTTAGAACCTTCTCGCCGAATCTGGAGACAGCTCACTCTAATCGAAGACGCAATGATGGCTTATCGTATCGTGCGCTCACCAGAAAGAAGAGCCTTCTATATCGACGTCGGTAACATTCCGCCCCAAGACGTTGAACAATATATGCAAAAAGTAATGACACAAATGAAGAGGAACCAGGTAGTCGATGCTGATTCCGGCAGAGTTGACCTTCGCTATAACCCTTTATCTATAGAGGAAGATTATTTTATTCCAGTTAGAGGAAATAACTCATCAAAGATTGAGTCTGTAGCTGGAGGGAAATACACCGGTGATATAGAAGACGTAAAGTATCTTAGAGATAAACTATTTTCCGCACTCAAAGTTCCATCAGCTTATATTTCCTCCGATGGAGAGAACTCCTCAGAAGACAAAACAACCTTGGCACAGAAAGACGTCAGGTTCGCAAGAACGATACAAAGGCTTCAGAGGTCAATCATCTCAGAAATAGAGAAGATTGGCATAATTCACCTTTACACTATAGGATATAGAGACGAAGATCTTGTAGGGTTCAGGTGCCACTTGAATAACCCATCCAAGATAGCAGAGATGCAAGAGCTCGAATACTGGAAGACCAAATTTGATATTGTCGGCGCCGCCACTGAAGGGTTCTTTTCCAAACAATGGCTAGCTTCTACGTTATTCGGCATGTCAAACGACGACTTCATCCGAAACCGTAGAGAGATGTTCTACGACAAGAAGTTTGAGGCTGCTCTAGAGACAGTTGGAGAAGCAGAACAAGCAGCCATGACTGCAGGTTTAGACGCTGGCCCTGACGCACTTGATGCTGGAGCCCCCGACTTAGGTGAGCCTGGAGGAGTCGGAACCGTAGGTGCCGAGCCAGAACTCGGAGCCCCAGCCGGCGATGCACCCGACCTTGGTGGTGACGCTGCCCCTGCAACCGATGCTGCCGGCGAAGACGGCGGCCTATTGGCTGCCCCTCCCGGGAAAAGAGAAGACGACAAAGGCAGTACGACCACAGATAAGTCCCATGGGTGGTATAACCCAAGGCACTTAGCCCCAGGAGGCGACAGAAGAAAGTCATCAGGCCCCAGAAGGAAAAACATGAATCGTGCGGCCACACCCGAAACAGGTACAGCTAGAAAATTATACCCAGGATATAGCGAGTTGACCGGCCTGGCAAAAGGTACGAGTATTTACGAGTCGGGCAAGACTAATTATAAAGTAGAGGAGTCGAAAATTCTCAAAGAACAGAAGGAATTGGCAGACCTCTTCAAAAGCCTAAAAGCGAGGGAAAAAAAAGATGAGACTAAAGCATAATAAGAAAAGAAACACTGCATTTGTTTATGAGGCATTGGTGCGAGAGCTGACAGAATCTGTTGTTAAAAATAATAAGAATAAGCAGAACAAAATCGTATCAATCATAAGGGACCACTTTAATGGTGAGTCCGCGTTAAAAGAAGAACTTGAATTGTACAAGTCGATTTATGAAACGCGCGACCTGGAGAAAACCACAGCAGAAAAAATTATGTACCAGGTCAAAGAGAAACACGACTCTTTGGACAAAAAGCGATTGTTTCAAGAGCAGAGTGCTTTGATTAATAAAATAAACAGAACTCTAACAAACAAAGTTTACAACAACTTTGTTCCAAACTACAAAACAATCGCATCAGTATATTCTATTTTTCAAGATGCTTTACCTGTAAAAGACAGAGTAATTCTAGAAGAAAACATAGTAGACCAAATGTCATCATCTGCGGAGATTGTCAAGGAAGTGCAGCAACCTATCGACTCCTTGACTTACAAGACATTCGTAAGCAAATTTAACGCTGAATATTCAGATGTTCTTAATGAGGGGCAAAAAAACCTTCTTGGGCACTATATTTCATCCTTCTCCGACAACGGGGTTGAGTTTAAAACCTTTTTGAACGAAGAAATCGGAAGGCTGAAAACTGAGTTGCAGGGTTCAAAAGAAAAAAACAATATCCAAAGCAACGAAATGCTTAAAGAAAAGATAGAAAAAGTATATAATATTCTAGATAATACGAAGAATAAAGAGATTGACGTGGAAACACTCGAAGTGGTCCTAAACACACAACAACTATTAGAAGAGATAGAAGCGAATGGAAGTTAAAGCCAAAATAAAACTAGATCCTAGGGTTAAGCTCAAGGCTCGTAGGACCCTAGAGGGCAATATTATGATATTGGATCATGAAGATATCGACATAGTCTTTCTCCCGGAAAAAAACAAATGTGTAGCTTTCCCAAAGGAAACAATGTCGGACAAAGTATATGCATCGCAGAGCAGAATGTTTCAGTTTATGGCGAAGAAAGGCATCGTTGATTACTCTACAATCAGGGGAGGTAACGTTTTCGGTGCACTAGAAGCAGATATAATGGAGTCAAAAATACCAGGTGTAGACCAGAGTCAAGCATTTCTTTATGTTTTACATGAATATATTTTAGGAGAAAAACCTTATTTTAAGACGTCTGACCAATACGACGACGAGAGACTCGACGCAATGCTTAGACCATCAGATGAAGACTCGACTGAACTTGGAGATGTGCCGCAGTCAGACAGAAAAGGTTCGATGCATAAGCAAATCGGACCCTATGGCTTTCAATATAACTATTCGTTAGTTAGAGAGGGTGAAGGTGAAGACTAGTGACATTTATTTGGTTCTCACTTATTTCGTATGGCCTTACACAAATCCTCGTGTACGGAAAAATCTTCGACCCAATCCGCCCAAAGTCCGGAAAGTTAGGGCAATTGCTTAAGTGCCCAATGTGCACCGGCTTTTGGGTCGGCCTACTTTTATGGTTCGTAAAGGACTACACACAACTATTTACTTTTGACGATTCTTTCATCACCGGAGTCTTTCTTGGGTGTGTCGCTTCTGCAGTCGCATACATCGGCACCATGGTATTTGGGGATGACGGGATACGGATTTACAAGTTAGTAAATATAGAGAGGGGTGAATTAGATGCAGATAGTGATTAACAAATGGAAATTACAGCCTGTTAGACGTTGTTGTAACGGAAAGTAACTGACGCGGGTGGCCCCCGCGTGAAATAGAGAGGAAAAGAATGAAGTTATTAAGAGAATATTTTGAATTATGTGAGGGTGGCGTATGTCAAGACCTTCTAACCGAGGACGAGAAACGACGCGTCGCGGAAGGTACGGTCACGATATTGTCAGGAGTCATGCAAATGTCAGAGACTCAAAACGGCAACGGTCGTGTATATCCCCACGCAATCTTAGAGAGAGAGGTCCAAAGCTATATGAATATGGTAGAGAACCGAAGAGCATTAGGCGAATTGGACCATCCAGACACTAGTGTTGTAAACCTGTCTAATGCTTCTCACCTGGTCACTAAGATATGGATGGAAGACAAAAAATGCATGGGAAAAATTGAAGTGCTGAACACTCCGTCTGGTCGAGTCTTGCAAGAACTTGTTAATGCTGGCGTAACGCTGGGAATATCCTCTAGAGGCGTGGGCTCGATTACTGAAAAAAACGGAGTAACTATGGTTGAGGATGATTTTCAACTAATATGCTTTGATATGGTGTCAGACCCATCCACACCGGGAGCGTTCATGATGACAGAGGCGAAAGAGCACTCAAACATATTCACTCCAGTAGACAAGATTAATAGATCATTGAGCAATTTTCTGTATAAGTTTGGGGAAAAATGAAAAAGTCAGAGTTAAAGAACATTATCAAAGAATGCGTAAAAGAAATCTTATTTGAAGAGGGTGTTCTTTCTAATCTAGTGGCAGAGGTTGCATTTGGCATAACCAAGGCCCAAGGTCAGATTTTAGAGACACAGAGGCCTCAGGTGTCCACGCAAATGACACAGGAACTAAAGCAAGAACAACAAGAACAAAAGCGAAAGCAACTCTTGG